TTCAAACATCGTGTAAATTTCCTGATAGGGTTTGCCGGTTGCCATTGTGAACGCACGAACGACGCAATCATTCCGTTCTGTCTTGCTCCGGCCTTCAAAGTTTGTTTTCTTTAACATCGCAATATCCTTATCAATCAACCTTACAAATTAAATATAGTGCAGTTTCTGCAATAGTCAATAGCATAAAATAAAAAAAGTGAAAAAAATGCAAAATAATTTAGGGGCCGAAGCCCCTAGTTTTACTCCTTAATCTTTCGGTTACGATACGTTTGACATTCGGTCAGGTAAGCTGACCAATTGTTTAAGATCTTTTCGCCGGCCTCAAGGCGTTGCCATTGTTCTGCGGTATTTTGCCAAGCGCACATATTCAGAGCGGAAACCATGCTTTTGATCCAAATGCGGTTGCCGCCATTGTAACCAATGATTTTTGCTGCTTCTTGTAATGTCATCTCAATCTCCATAAGGTAAAAGGGGTGGGGCCGAAGCCCCGTTAAGCTGCCTTCTTAATGGCAATGTTAAATTCGCCACAGCAGTTCCACACGTTGAAACCAATGAACTGATCGTCCTCGTAGGCGCTGCAAGAGTCGCCACCAAACACAAACCAGACGCCTTGAAGTCCGAAGTTGTTCTTGACCGGATTGTAAGCAGGTTGGGCGGGCTTGAAGCTTGATCCTTCAATCGGCATCACACAATCAACCATGCCGTCAAAGCCTGACTTCGCTTTCACGAAAAGCTTGCCTTCGTTCTTTTTCATGAAGCTCTTGACGGTTGCGAGGGTTATCTTGGCCATTTCTCAATCTCCTTATGTTTGTTTCAAATCAACCTTACAAAAATAAGATAGTGCAGGTTCTGCACAGTGTCAATACATAAAACAGAAAAAAATGCACTTTTTTTTAAATTATTTTTGTGCTAATGTATTTGCGGCAATCGTGCCATAAAACCGAAGGAAAACCCATGTCGAACTCTGAACTGCACTCTATTGTCGAACGTATTGAAACTCTCGAAGAAGAAAAGCGGCAAGCGGCCGAATCAATTTCTGAAGTATATAAGGAAGCAAAATCAAATGGATTTGATGTCAAGATCCTACGCAAAGTCATTGCCACTCGTAAAAAGTCTGAGGCACAGCGAGCCGAAGAACAAGCCGTCATGGATACATATCTCCACGCGCTCGGTATGCTCGCCGATACGCCTCTCGGTCAGGCTGCGCTTCGTAAGGCTGGTCATGCGCCGGCTCATAAGCCGGACTTTTAATCGGTCTCATTAAATGGTATTGAAGCGGGGCGGCAAAAGTCGCCTCGTTTTTTAGGTGCGTTATGACAAAAACTACGAAAACCGACAAAATTCACGGTTTGTCGACGTATTCCGAGGAAATTACGGATAAAATCTGCAATTTGATTGCGGATGGTCATGCTTTGCATCAAATCATCAAAATGGAAGGTATGCCTGGAAATGCTGCGGTCTATGCGTGGTTAGAAAAATACCCTTCGTTTGCGGAGAAATACGCGCGCGCACGCGAGAAACAAGCTGACCTTTTTGCGGCGCAAATCGTGACAATCGCTGACACGGCGACCGATGCGAACCTCGCTCGGCTGCAAATGGACGCTCGAAAATGGGCTGCGTCCAAAATGGCACCAAAAAAATACGGGGATAAAACGCTGACTGAAGTGACCGGTGCTGACGGTGGCGCGATCAAGACCGAAGCGGTCTCGAAGGTCGACTGGCGTGAACTCGACCCCGATCAGCGTGAAACGCTCCGCCAGGCGCTACTCGCGGCCAAGGGATCGACCAAGTAATGCTGCTCGATGTAGGCGGCAAATTTCTCGACATTGAGGCCGAACTCCTCGACAGCGACCGGATCGAGTGCGAGGCGTCCTTGGCGACTTTCGTAAAAATGGCGTGGGAACAAGTTGAGCCTGGTCAACCTTACGTTCACGGTTGGCACATTGATTTTATCTCCGAACACCTTGAAGCGATGGTGGACGGCCAAGAGGTCGAGGGCAAGCCGTACAACCGGCTGCTGGTCAATGTCCCGCCAGGCACGATGAAATCGCTCNTGATNGGCGTCTTTATGCCGGCGTGGGTTTGGGGTCCGTGCAATATGCCGTCGACGCGCTTCCTTTGCGCCTCGCACAGTCAGGATCTTGCGGTGCGTGATAATATGCGGATGCGGCGCCTCATCACGTCCNATTGGTATCAGGAACGGTGGCCACACGTTAAGTTGACGGCCGATCAGAACCAAAAGACCAAGTTNGAAAACACGGCGACGGGATGGCGACAAGCGACGTCTGCCGGATCGATCACGGGTGCTCGTGCCGATTTCGTCATCATCGACGACGCGCACAGCGTCGAAGGCGCCAATTCCGACCAGCAGCGGCAAACAACGGTCGACTGGTTCCTCGAAGCGGTGCCGACCCGCGTTAATAATCCCGACCGAAGTTCGATCATCGTGGTAATGCAGCGCCTCCATCAAGGCGACATTGCCGGCGAGATCCTCGACCGACAGCTTGGCTACGATCACATTATGCTTCCGATGTTATACGATCCGCTGCGCGATCTGCCGACCAAGCTAGGCTACACCGACATCAGGACCGAAGCCGGTGAGTTGCTATTCCCTGAACGGTTCCCGCAGGATGTGGTGGATCGCGACCGTAAGATCATGGGCGAATATGCGTTTGCCGGACAGATGCAGCAAGAGCCGGCGCCTCGCGGTGGTGGCATCATCCGGTCGGAGACGTGGTTGAAATGGGAAGGCGACAAGGATCAATTCCCTGAGTTTGATTATATCCTCGCCTCGCTCGATACGGCGTACACCGAGAAGGCGGAAGGCGACTACTCGGCGCTGACGGTCTGGGGCGTTTTTTCGTTTGACTCCATCAGCAACGCCAACAAGATGTACGGTCCCGACGGCCGAACGATCCAGATCGAACGCACCTACGGGGAGTTGTTGCCGAAGGTGATGCTGGTCGATGCGTGGCAAGAAAAGCTATCGCTGCACGATCTGGTCAACAGGGTGGCCAAGACCTGCCGTGAGATGAAGGTCGACAAACTGTTGATCGAGTCGACGGCCGCGGGGATCTCGGTCAGCCAAGAACTGCGCCGGCTGTATGCTTACGAAAACTTTGCCGTGCAGCTTCAACCGGTGGGTCGGTATGACAAGTCGGCGCGGTTGTACTCGGTGCAGCACTTGTTCGACGAAGGCATGGTGTACGCGCCGGATAAGATCTGGGCGGATATGGTTATCCAGCAGGTCAGCGTCTTTCCGAAGGGCAAGCACGACGATTTGGTTGATACNGTCAGTCAGGCGCTTCGCCATTTGCGCGATCTGGGCATGATGCAACGGGCNACGGAACGGACGGCCGAACTGGACGAATTGCGGCGTCAACCGACCAAAGAACCTGCGCCGTTGTATCCGTCGTGATTTACTGGTATTTCTATTGTCCTAACTTGGAAAGATCGCCATGCCCTTAGTCCCTGACTTCAATCCTAATATCCGTCAAGCCGCGCCAGACCATCCTGAGCAGCCGGAAGGCGCTGATATTATCATTGAAATGGCCGAAGGTGGCGGCGATATGCCGGAAATTGACCAAAACGGCGCGATCTTGAAGATCGAGCACGATGACGGGTCGGTAACGGTCAGCCTCGACGGTAGACCTTTGGGCGAAGCAGGTGAGCGGGTTAAACGGGGTTGGTTTGATAATTTGGTCGACGACATTGATGAATTNGAACTGTCGAGAATATCAAGCGAACTGCTGAAGGGCATCGAGGATGACATCCAAAGCCGACAAGAGTGGATTGAAGACCGNACTCAAGGTCTCAAGCTGCTTGGCCTCAAGATTGAAATACCAGGATTGGCCGGCGCAGCCGACGCTGCACCCGTTGAAGGTATGTCTCGCGTTCGGCACCCGCTCCTGCTCGAAGCTGTGTTGCGATTCCAAGCCAATGCACGATCCGAATTACTGCCTACGGATGGTCCCGTAAAGATCCGCGACGACAACAACAATCCGACGTTGCAAGAAGATCAGGACGCTAATGCTCTTGAAGAGGATATGAATCATTTCCTAACTGCTGTCGCTACAGAATATTACCCTGACACCGACCGGATGTTGTTGATGTTGGGCTTTGGCGGTACGGCGTTTAAAAAGGGTTACTTTTGTCCGTTACGAAATCGTCCGGTCATTGAGTCGGTTGATGCCGACGATCTGATTGTTAATAACGAGGCGACGGATTTAAGAAATGCCAAGCGTATTACCCATCGGTCGCTGATGCGGCCAAGCGTTGTCAAGCGGTTACAGATTCTTGGCGTTTATAAAGATGTGGATTTGCCATTGCCTAATCAGGTCAAGCTTGACGCGGTGCAGTTGGAAAAGAAGTCGCAGCAGGGCATTTCGGCAAGCACCAGCAACCCTGACGACCGCGACCGTGAGATTTACGAGTGCTATTGCGAACTGGATGTTAAAAGATTTGAACACCGGTACAAGGGCAAAGAGAGCGGTCTTGAAATACCGTACCGAGTTACCATCGATGTNTCAAGCAAGCAGATCCTTTCCATCGTTCGCAATTACGACGAAGACGATCAAGAACTGCCCGAAGCCCGTGTTAATTTTGTTAAATATACGTTCGTGCCTGGCATGGGTTTTTACGATTTGGGTCTTTTGCATATTCTTGGCAACACAACCAACGCATTGACGGCCGCTCTGCGCGAAATGCTCGACGCCGGTATGTACGCCAATTTCCCTGGATTTTTATACGCCGATACGGGTGCAAGACAGAATACCAACATCTTCCGCGTCCCGCCTGGCGGTGGTGCGCTGGTCAAGACGGGCGGTATGCCAATTACCCAAGCCGTCATGCCACTGCCGTATAAAGACGTTGGCGCCGGCCTAATGACGTTGACGCAAAGCATGACGGAAATGGGTATGCGGATTGGCGGCACGTCAGAGCAGCAGGTTGGTGAGGGCCGAGCGGATGCGCCGGTTGGCACGACATTGGCCATGATTGAGCAAGCCACAAAGGTNATGAACTCGGTCCATAAGCGGATGCACGCGGCGCAAGCCGAAGAGTTTCAAATGTTGGCGCGGTTGTTTAAAGAAAACCCTGAAAGTTTTTGGCAGCGCAACAAGCGTCCNGCAAAACCATGGGATGAACAGACGTTTTTACGGGCATTNNACAATTGCGAATTGGTGCCGCAAGCCGATCCAAATACCGCAAGCCATGCTCAACGTGTGATGAAGATTATGGCGTTGAAGCAATTACAGGCGCAGAACCCGTCGATGTACGATCCGATTGCGATTGATACCGCGGCACTGCAAGCCATTGGCTGGAGCAACCCGCAGCAATTCTTGGCGCCACCATCGGCACAACAGGCACCGCCACCAGAATTGCAACAGATCCAAGCCAAGATACAATCGGATCAAGTGGATGCTCAAGCCAAGATGATAACGGCGCAAGCCAAATTGGCGCAAGCGCAGGGTGCTCAAGGACTGCAAGGTGCTGCACCTGATCCGGTAAAGATGGCTGAGTTGCAGGTCCGGCAACAGGAAACGCAACAGAAAAATCAGGATTCTATCCTTGATGCGGAAAACCGTAAGCGGGATCGTGAGAGCCGTGAGCGGTTGGCGGCAATTAAGTTGGCCGAAGAGGTCGCGAAAGACCCGCAATCCATGCAGATGATTAGAAGTTTAATTCCGGCCGATATGCTTCAACGGCTAGAAGCCAATGAAAATCCGTTAGACCCTAACAATGTGAAGGCTGGGTGATGGACTTTGAAGACGATCAAACGCCGATCAATATGTCACAATCTGACATTGACGCCGCTTTGGCCAGCTTGCCTGGCGCAACCATATCCCCGACAGATCCGACCATGCGCGAAGCAATGGCGTCGACCATGCTAGGCGAACAACCTTCTGGTCCACAAAGGAATTTTGTGCGCGGTTTGTTGGGTTCTGAAGGTGCGGGAAAATCGTCTTTTAGTTTGTCGGATTTATTGCCGGTTAATCCACTTTCGGCTCAAGAAAACGCACGGCAGGGGGATTATCAAGGTGCTGTTATGAGTTTATTGCCATTTGGCTCCGGTGCATCCGGTGTTGCCGAAGGCGAATTAACTAATTTGGCTAAATCGGTACGTCCGTTTAGTCCAAGCACAATTCCTAAATTGGCGGAAATTAGAACTGCTGAAAAATCTTTGGGAACACCTGCCATATCGGCTGATGCTGCGCTTAATTTATCTGGTATGTACGATCAGGCAAAAGCTGTAAAACCGACATTTGATAACATTAATCAATCCATTGCTGACAATTTTGGCGGTCAATATGTATCTGCTGCGCTTAAAGGAACGCGAAGAGCCGTTGAAAAAACCGCAACAGATTATGCTGGCGATCCAACGCGGGTGAAAGATCTTGTGAGAGGCACCATTATGGTGGATTCTCCGCAACAAGCTCAAGCCGTTGTTAATGAATTGCAAAATCAACACAATGTCTTGGATACCGGTTATCGCAATTTGTTTGATCCATCTGCAAATCCTGTAGACGGTTATCGCGATGCCAAAATGAACGTCAACGTCAACGGTCATAACGCAGAAATTCAAGTTAATGTGCCGGAAATGCTTGAGGCAAAAAAACAAGTTCATGACTTGTATGAGCAACGTCGTTCAATAGAAGGTTCAATTATGAGCCGCGGCGATGCTCCAACGCCCANTGAACAAAGTCAAATTGATAAATTAAATCAAGAAATGAAATCGGTATATGACGAGGCTTATCAACGTGCTTTGGCGCGTTCTGATAATACCAACGCCTTAAATCGTTCTTCCGTTATAGGCACGCCATTACGTCGGGCAGAATCAGGTGGAAAGGCGCGTGGAGGATTGACGTCCCAAGCAGCGCAATATGGGCAATTAGGCACGGTTCCAAGCGTTACCGGCAGTCCTTCAACGTCAAAATATTCTGGTTTGCGCGGTGCCAACATAACAAATACCTCCGAAAAAATCCTACCAAACAATCGGATGGGACGCAAGCACGGAGGTAAAGTTTCTGATTATGGCCTTGGCATGGGCAAAACGCCTGTGCAGCCTAACGCCTTGCTTCATAAGACAAAAGACGCTGCCAAAGTTGGCTTAATTTCCAATAAAACAAATAAAACAGCGGCAGATTTGCCTAAAAATGGCGTTATTCATTGGAGCAAACCTATTGCAGCGCAAGATGACGTTGTGCAACGCACAATCCGTCAACGCATGGGCGACTTTAAAATAGAAGAAAGAGCAGCAAGGGCGTCAGGTGGCCGGATTGGCGCCGGCGATGACATTCATCATTTGATCTTGCAAGCCGCTCGTAAGCACATCCGCAAGCATTTTGACGACGGTGGTAACGTCCGTGAAGGTGATAGCCCTGGCGGTCTTCGTGGTGACACCGGTGCGTTTAGCGAGCATGACGTCGGTGAATCACAAGGCGCATCAAACGCCGCTACCGCTGCCCGTGAAGGGTTGCAGGAGATGGATAGAACTTTTGGTTCGTCAGATACAAAATCGGTTGATACAACAGGCGCCAATTCTCCGTTTTCTGATCCAAGTTTCAAAGGTTTTTCAGGCACGGACACAAGTTATTTGTTTGGACCCTCTAGCCCATCCAATCCGCCTTTAGGTGGTCCTATTACAACAGCTTCCGGTATGTCTAACCAACAATTGGATGCGGCTAATGCTCAATATGTTGAAAAACAACAACTTCAGGATGCTATTAAGGCGCAAGCTGACGCGGCTGAAAATGCCGCAATGAACGCCAATAATGCGTTGTTGATGCGCGCAGGGCCAATGACGGGTCTTGGTGGTACGCCAAACGTAACCCCACCTAATGCGGATGTATCAGCCGCAACGCCTGGTCCTATGCAACCAGCGCCTAACGCTAATCTTGGAATAGCTACACCAGGCATTTCACAACCTGTAACACCACCAAACGCTAATCTTGGAATAGCTACACCAGGCATTTCACAACCTGTAACACCACCAAACGCTAATCTTGCGGTGGCAACACCAGGCATTTCACAACCTGTAACACCACCAAACGCTAATCTTGCGGTGGCAACACCAGGCATTTCACAACCTGCTGTAATTCAACCAGCAACCGCTCCATCTCCCGCGGCTCAACCAATGCCAACGGCCGGCAATGTGCCAACGCCACCTATTCCAATACGCGATTTACAGGGACCAGGTATTTTAG